TACGTCAGCAGCGCCGGAAAACCGGGAAAGGCTTTTCAGATAGGTATAGGCCTGCTCAACGATTTCTCCGCCATCAATGTCGTATGAGCAGGTGAAATAATCCGTGAATAAAGGCGGGTGCTCTTTTGTTACTGAGAAATTCAGGTTGAAATATATCTCCGTTCTGTCTGCGGCAAGGGTAATGCTCCCCACGGCGATATAACAATTTTCGACTTTCAGGCCTTTAATCACCGTATCCTGAATTAACGCCATGCTGTTTACTCCTTAATCATGAATAATAAGGCTGATTTCACACTCAATAGTGGGTAATGCCGATGTGGTGATGGGTCTTACTTTCAGTACAATGGCTGACGGCGATGACGAGTCACGGTCATAAAAAATATTCATTGGTACCGTTGTTGGACGGATAACATCGCAAGACACGCCCAGGGGGCGGCGACTCAGGTACTGACGAGGTGTGACGGTAATGACATATTCCGCCGCGCCGGCGGGACTGAACACCACATTCCGTCCCTCTGTATTCCCCCTGACCATATCCCCGGCGTTATCCATAACCGGGGTGGCGACACCATCAGCGCGGTAGCCGTTGATGACGTTATTACCACACCCTTCGCCGTTCAGTACGGCGGTATTTGCACGGGCAACTTTCAGCCCGTCCACCCTGTTGCGGAAACTTGAGCTCACAAACTGAATCGCAACATCGTGTTTTTCGTACTCATCGCTTTTGGTTTCTGAGTTCATATTCGAGATGAAACTGTCAGAGATATTATTCAGAATGAGTGATTTACGGCTTAACCCGGTGTTCGTGCTGTAATGCAGAATATTCAGGTTATGTACGCTGTTTCTGATGCCGCCACGCAGATGCGCGGCATTCACTGACGTCGCCACGCCTTTATCGTTCATCATGGCAAACACGTCCGTAACCGTGCCGTAACTGACGTTATTGATGTAAATTGCCACATCGGACGCGTTAATGTGTCCCGGCCCGATAAAGGGCTGATACATACCCAGCTTACCCGCCGGGTCGAGCGACCAGACATCATCATGCACCCCGCCGACAATGCCGTTACGGACATTCACAAACTGGTATTTATCCAGGAACAGCCCTTCAACATAGTCCGGGCAGTACCAGGCATATTCGAGGTTATAAAACCGGAGTCGGCTCTGATTAATCTCTACCACCCAGCCCCCGCCACGCTGGAGAAGGCCAATACCGAGCGATTTATATTCTGTACCCAGTTCTGCACAGCCAGATACGTTAATGCTCTCCATGTCGTACCAGCCGAGCGAACGCAAATCGAACCCCACGCCGAATCCGATATTTTCACTTCGGTTTTCAGCCGTACCGCACACGCGCAGATTGCGGAAAATGCCCCGCCCTTTTGTGCGCCGTGGAATTTGCCCGCCCGGTGACGGTATAAGTGCCGTACCATCAACGGTAATCGCGGTGTTTTTCAGGATGAAGCGTTTCTCCGTCTCGACAGAAAATCCCGAAAACTGGACGGTGTCGTTCACATCCTGAAGGTGCTGGATTATAACCGCGTCGCCAGTCGCTCCCGCTTTCTGGATGAGTTTAGAAAAATCTTCACCATCACCCTCAATGCAGAGAGAACCCCACACCTCAATCGGTTCGTAAATATCGTACTGGTAGGGGCCGATATGTAATTTCACTTTGTTCTCACTTGCAAAAGTTGCCGCCTCCTGAAAGCTGGAGAACATTTGAGGAGTAACAAAGTTTATTGAGGAATTAAGAAAATCATGCAGATTTTGCGTAACAACACCATCCTGCACGTGAATGCTCAGCCAGGTACCCATACCCTCTTCGTCTGAACCCAGGTTTGAGCGAAGAGTCGCATCGGTGACATCCAGCCACTTTCCTTTACCCCGTCCGCCAGCCGTATCCGGTGTGCTACCTGGTAAAACGATCTTCGGCATTGCCCCATCCCAGCGCCAGTATTCATCCGTGGATTCCCACAGAAGAACCTCAAAGCGTTGAGTGAGTAGCGAACCTTTCTCAAACGAGCCGATTGCCGGAACATACCCCCATAAGCCAGTTCCCGCAGGATCCTGCAGTTTTGGCTGCCCGGCACCATCAAAGCCCAGCCCCTTCCATGCCCGGTCCTCTGCTGAAGGCAAAACATTTACCGAGGCTTCAGGGACTCGTAAGGTACGCTGGAATATGTCCAGATTTGCTTCAAACGGGTAAGTTGGCCGGAAGTGAATAGCAGACTTACCGATGACTACGGGATCATCAGCTTCTACCTGCCAGCAGTCACCATTAATCGAAAAAACCAGCGTACCGTTAACCGCGTCCCGGGGTCCGTTAAAATCAGTCGCCCTGACCCAGAACGAACGGCGCGCAACCCAGATACCGTTTTCGACGGGGTTATCCTGCCCTAAAAGCAGAACACGCATCCCTTCCGTGGTAGTGATCGTCCGCTCATCCGTTGGCGTTTTGGACGTAATAGTCTGCTCGCCGAAACGGGTGATGTCATAATCAGCTGAAATATAGACCGGTGGCTTTACAGCAACACTCGTGGTCAGTCCATAAAGGCGGTCTTGAGGAGTCGCGGGCATTTACTTTTCTCCGGACGTGAGTGGTCCCCACAGGGCAAGGCCTGCGGTATGTGCAACGAAAGCCCGGTGCTTGTACGGGCTGGATTTTAGAGATAAAAAAACCCGCATTCGCGGGCTTGTTTGTTTATGAATCTTGAACTAACTTTTCATGGCTATCAGCAGATAGCCACACTACACACAAGGTATTAAACATGAAAAAAGCATTTGCAGTGCTGTTTGTTCTGCTTTCTCTGGGATCGGTAACACAAGCCTACGCTGGCAATTGCCAGAGTCCGGATGATCGCGCCTCTGATGGTTCGCGTTGCGGTGGTCGTTCTGCTGATTCCCGGCCTGGTGGTCAGTAATAATTAAGGCCGCGAAAGCGGCCTATTTAATGAGATGCATTCTGAGTGCAGAAGAAGATGAACCCACCTAAATGGGCTATGTTATCTCTGTTTAAAAAACGAAGTTATTCTCTTCCACGCTTGGTGTGGATTCTCACTGGCAACTACATAAGCAGGGATGCAGAGAACACAGCCTACAATGAACAAAATACCAGCCGCCATAGTGCTGTTTTGCTGATAGTAGACGAACGAAGAAAGAAAAATTGTCAGCGGCCATAAAAATGTAAACAGCCATTTAACTGAGAACTCAAACTTACGCCTTGCTCTGTCGTGCTTCCCCATAAAGCTCAGGAACGCCCATACAACAAGGCCAAAAATAATGTATGAAATATAATCTATATCTGACATTAGTTACCTCGGTACTGTGTCCTGTGGGCGCCACCAGTATGTTTGGTTAAACTCTTTGCGGGAACGCTGTTCCATTTTATGAAGATAGCCAGGGGAAAAATACTCCTGCAACTGGTTAAAAATCATATGATCAAGAGCCGCTTTTGCATACCACAGATTTGCCCCCGGAATAAGGCCTTTACCCAGTTTAACCAGATCCCCTCCTGTCTGCTCTGGTTTCCCTTCTACGGCATTTAGTGGGATACCTTGGGCCAGTTTAACTACATCATCAACTAGCCCCGCAACCGGCCCTAGCATTGATGCAAGCGCGCCACCACCATAGCGGGTGTGATCAGAGAGAAGGAAATCTCCATATAATCCGAGTCCTCCACCTTTAAGCAACGCCCCCAGCCAGAATTTTCCTGCATCCTTTCCGATCATTTCACGTGGATTTCGGCCAGACGCCATGTCGTTTAATTGCTGAGAAAGCGCACCAAGTAACGTGGTGCTGGCAATAAATGCTGATACATAAGCTGCACGCCCACCGGCTGAAGGCATTCCCATAGCTCTGGACCAATGACGCATAACTACAGATATTGGAAAGGATTTGAACAAAAATACACTTCGGGTCAATTCACCTTTCCACGTCCCACGCTGAAGCCCACCACCAGTGACCATCTGTTCACGAGCCCCGGGGGTAATCACCGCCATATCAACTTCTTCGGCAACAGCGCCAAGCAAACGCCGCATAGCCTCAAACTTGACTCGCTCGGGTGGGCCAATGTGAGAAACGGCTGCATCTGGAATGCGCATAATGCTCTCAGGCGTAAGCATTGTATTATTCCCCTTGCCCCAATCCTCCTGATCGGCCAGTTTCCAGACGGCAAAGTCTTGCTCTGTCACGCCCTTGCTTTTTAAAATTCGAAAATCATTATCGTCCAAGCTGCGGAGGTCTGGCGTTCGACTAATGACATCTCCTAGGCTTCCCATCATCGTAACGCCATATGCCCGTTTATGGGCATCTGACCACGCTGTCAAACCACTGGCTCGCATAACAGCAGTCGCAGCCCAGCGAGCCTTCGACGGCCCCATGTTATCCATCGCCCAACGATTGACACTGCCAAGAAGTGACTCCATTGCTAGCCCCGCTCGACGTGCACGCGCTAGCTCTGTACGATTCGTCGGGTCCATCGCCTCCAGCTGGTTACGGAGTAGCTGGCTCATTGGCAGATTAGTGACCTTTGCCGACAGATACATCGTGCCGAGATCAGAGAAGGAAGCTAGCAGGGCGGAGCCAAGACGGCTGGCCACCAGCCAGTTACGGATATTGTCGGACCATCTGGCGATATGCGGATTCGCTATCGGTTGCGTCTTTCCCGAAATGAAGTTGTAAAGATTTTCGGTGCTGTTAGCCAGGCGCTTAACCCGGCCGGCGCGTCGCGGGTTCGCGACAGCTGTTTCCGCCCTTACTTCGTCGAGAATAGAACGAAATACGTGATCCGGGTTCGGCCCGTAAGTTTCCACCAGCGCAATATCTTTGCTGATGCTTTCCAGATGATGCACCATAATTTCCCACAACGAACGGTCGCCATACTGACGCTGGTATTCAAGGTACGCCTCACCATCTTTGAAATGGATCTGCCGGGAAGCATTTCCCCGGTTGGCTCTCGCCCCGGAAATACGCAAACCTGTCTCGCTGAGTTTATTTAAACCACCGGTAGCGATAGTCTCGTATGCCTCACCCAGAAACGCCGTCAGCTCCGCATCGGACATCAGCTGCCCGTCGCTTTTGGTGTAATACTTTCGGTCAAGTTTCCCAATGATATCGCTGACCCACTTATCCTTAGAAACCTTGCCAACTTTTTCCATTGAATGATGCTGAGGCATGCCCCAGTCATCCAGATGCCCGATGTCGCCACCCGCATCGTTAAACCGGCGGCGGAGCAATTCAGTAACATCCTTCCAGGCTTTTGCACCTTCCCGGGCTTTAGCATTCCCCGTACTTTTCCCCCGAATTTCATAAACCAGATCACGAACGCCTTTTTCATCTTCGAACAGGCCGAAAAATCGAGGGTCAACAGCTTCAAAAGCTTCCTGCAGCTGACTGAGCGCATAATCTCGCGTAGCCTTCCCGCGAGATTCAACAGACAGGAAATTTGCTTTGCCATCAGCGTGAAAAGCTATCGTGCGATTCAGTGCCTCCAGCTTTCCGTCTTTCCCTTTGTAATTGTTAATAAATGAATCAAGGCGCTGGCGGGCAGTGATAGTTAAGGCAACGCGACGTTTCTTTAACGCCGCCTCTTGCTTTAACTCATCGGCGGCAAGTTGCCCGGCCCTGCGCAGACGTTCGGCTTCGGACAGCATCCGCCACGACGCAGGGTCGTTACGCGCGAGCGATCGCATGTTTCTGTAGATACGGTCTTCAATATTCTGAATTTCACGAGCGCTCAGAGTGCGCTGCGCTGCCTTTTGTACTGCCTGAATGCATTCCTGACGCATAAATTATCCCCTCAAGAAACATGCAACTGCGACATCAAAAAGGCCGGAATCCTGAATAGCCTGTTCATTTTCACGATTCGCCTCGTCAAGCAATTCACGAGCAGGGCGAGACTGAGGGTTACCTTCGTCATCCAGCGTGGTGATCATCATGTCGGGGGCGGTGGTCAGCGATTCCTCAGCAGCTTTCACATCAATGTCGCCCGTTTCGCTTTTGCTCTGTGTGCGCCGTTGGTCGCTATTACGGACATGAGTAGCGGTATCGGGTGGCGCAGCTTCATCAGCGCTGCGCACTTCGGCCGTTTTGTAATATGAGAGCGCCTGCGCATTCAGATCGCTTTCTGCCTGCTGTCTGCGGGAAAGTTCAGCGCGCGCCTCATAGAATTGTCCGCCGGGTTCATGGGGCGCCAGAATATTACGCGAAAACTCAAGACGCTCCTGCGCCTCTGTGATTCGCTGGTCAAGGTCTCGCAGACGTCCCTGCTTCTCGGCTCTCGCACGTGCCAGCACTTTGCCATTCCCCGCGGGTTCCTCGGATAGGATCTGATTGCGCTGCTCAGTCAGGTTATCAATAAGGCGCTGGCTGTTAGCCACTTCAGACTGGTAAACCTGGCGTTCGCCGCGAGGTAGCAACTGCGCTGCCTGCTCTTCAAGCCGGCGCGTATCTGCCGCACGGGCTGCGGTTCCTTCCTCCGCATTAAAAAGTACCTCATCCAGAGACTGCGCAATCAGGCTGCGGCGCCCGGGTATCTCGCTGAATACTGCCGGGTCGACAATGCTGGCCACATCGACGGGATTACCTTCGCTGACATTGCGCATTGCCTGCTGTAATGCCTGGGCGTGTGCATCTCGTGACAGAACGTTGACCGGTACTCCGGGAGCAATATCGATTTCTGCATGGTGGGCTGCATTAGCCGCCAGCGCCGCATCGACATCGGACGGAGCAAACTCCGGCGCACGAACATTCTCGCCGCGGGAGTTAACAAAGCGGCCAAGACCGCCGAACGCAACGCCGAGCACTGCATCAATCGCCATTGCCTGGCGGTCAAAAACATCGTACTGACCGGCCATATCATCGTAACCGGCGTTGCGCAGGGTTTCTGCCGTCATTCCGCGTAGCGCCATACCAAACGCAAGGTTAGTACCCGCAGCATACGCTACGTCAGGCGCAGCACGCGCTACGGCTGCACTGGCATTGAGTAACGCATTCTCGCCCGTTCTGGATATCTGCGCGCCAACACCTTCCGCCAGCGCGCCACCCGCACGAAGACCGAGACTCATGGGGATCAGTGTACCGGCGCCGGTCGTTATACCGTGAATCAACGCGACATCCTGCGCCGTTGATAAATCCACGCCTTCCGACCTAAGACGTTCAAACTCAGAAAAGCCCTGCAGTGACGTAACCGCCGCCGCACCGCCCATCGGCCCCCCGATTGCGGTGCCAGCTACAGCCTGGCCACCCATATCAAAAAGACCAAACAGAATCTGACCCGCGGTTCCGGTTGTACCGGCATCGGGAGTCAGACGCTTAACCTGCTGTGTTGCCAGCCTCCTCTGCTCGGCGATGTATTCTTCAGAAGAATCCCGTACGGGTGTATTTTCATTAATAAACCGGGACAGAGGGGAAACAACTTTATCCATCCCCGCCCAAAGCAACTGATCCGGTTTGGCCACAAGGCCAGAATACAAACCCGATACACCGGCACCCACAGCATTATCGAAAAAACCGACATCACTTTTTAAGCCAATGGGACTGGATGCCGCTGTTTCTGACAGTTGGTTTTGATTCGACTGATTTAGCCCGAAATAACTCATTGCGGTATGCCCTCTATAAAGCGCTGACGCTGCTGAGTCAGATCCAGTATTACCGGAGAACCATCAGATTTAAGCAGATACCCTGCACCGAGCTTAACCAGATACTGGCTGTCACCGTAACTTTGCAGGCCGTATTGTCCCGGTGGAGCTTTGACTCCTGCACCTGTGACCTGTGTTTGCCACGCCTGATCGACTTGTTTATCAAACTGTTCTGCCGACATTCCCCACGGTAGCAGAACATACCCCATGCCGTTATAGTCATGAACACCGCCAGTTGACACATTAACAGCCTGCTTCCAGACATCATTATCCAGAACACCGGAGTAATCCCCCTTCTGGGCCATTATTCCCGCGTAGTAATCCTTTGCCACCTCATATGCCATTGCGGCTCCCTGAGCGTCACCGGCAAACGCATCCTGCACGGAGTTTGAGAACTCAAGCCGCATATCGTTTTCCTTGGGCATCGACATCCCTTTTGCGTCTTTAGTCCCTTTTCGTGCAGCAGAACCCGCGAGAATGGTTTTTGACGCTTGCGAAGGTGAAATCGTGATATCAGGATTGATCCAGTTCTCCTGAGCAATTAACGACGAAGGCTTATCCATCAGGACGCCGGCAACCGCCGCAGAGGGCGCATTTACCGCTATTTGTTTGAGTGTGGCCATGTAAGGTGCACCACCGCCAGTACCTTTATGAATGGCGTCCAACAGTTTTGATTGGTTATCTGGTGTTGACTGTAATAGAGCCTGAGATAAAGCATCGGCCTGAACTTTAGGTATCACAGCATCACTTTTAATTCCGAGCCGTTTCTTTTGGATAATGACATTTTTTACATAGTCGCCCATTAAATCAGGGTTATCGGTATAAGCCGCGAATGCTTTTTGGGTCGTCTCATCATTCTGAACCAGCCAACCACCTGGATCTGCTTCACGGGCATCCATGATGCGTTGATAGTTCTGTTGGGCCTGCGCATATTGCTGTTTTTTAAACTGTAAATCAGCTGCGTTATCGGCAGGTTTCAGCGCCTGAACGGCGGCCAGTCCATCGACGGCAGAATTCTGCATCACAAAGTTATTTACCGGCTGAAGCGCCAGCGTATCTTTGTAACGGTTCCATTGCTGATAAAACTGTGCACGCTCTCCCGGTGTTGCAGAAGAAGGGATCGAACGGATGAACTCAGCTTCGGTCACAGGATTCTCAATATTGAGTCCTGATTGCGCGCGTGCAGCATCGTCAGTTATGCGCTGCTGAATATTGACGCGATATGCTGAATCAACCTGATCCTGGATTTGTACTGTGCGTGACGCTATCTGAGCCTGCTGCTGCCCGTCCAGATTTTTGAATTCCTGCGAATCTATGACGGAACGGACATTTCCCATACGCTGAGCGTTCGCCGAAACGGAGTAAACATAGTTACGCGTCTCATTGAATGGAATAGATGCCGCAAATTGCTCATTACTCACCTGGCCCGTACGTGGATCGCCAATCTGTTTCAACCAGTCGTCGACTTTACCAGGGCCAGCATTGTAAGCGGCAAGAGCTAGGATCTGGTTCCCACTATAGCGTTTGAGCATTGCATTGAGGTAATCACCAGTAAACCGACGGTTTTCCTGTTCGCTGTCGTCCTGAAGTGGTTTAACACCAAATCCCGGATCTTTACCCGTAGGGGGCATTATCTGCCCGGCGCCCTGTGCCCCCGCTGGTGACGTAACCAGGCTACCGTCAGCATTACGATGCCGATTGCCGCTTTCCTGTTGGAAAACAGCCTGCAGAAGAGTTTCCTGCGGCACAGCTAAAACATTCATGCCAGCATCACCAGTATACATTTGCAGTTGCTGCTGGCTCAGGCGGGTATTCAATGACTCATAGGAAGCATCCTTAATCATCGCCTGCCGCTGGTCCGGCGGAAGAAAAGACACAATGCCGGTCGGATTCTGTAAGGCGGAAAGACGCTGTTCTGGCTGCATCATTTTCAGGGAGCCTGTAGCTGCATCAGTGATCCAGCGCTGCCCAAGTTGCTGAGCCTGAGTCTGGTCTATATACCCCTTACTGGCTGCGCCCTGAATCATATTGTTCGTGGCATCAAGAATTTGCTGACGGGTTGCCGGGTCGGTCGATGTCAGATAAGTAGACCGGCTGGTCTCCAGCGACTGATTAAGCCCGGCAATGCTGGCGTCTTTCTCCTTACTCCACGCCAGAGATCGGATTTGCTCACCGCCGCGGATGTTCTGCTGGTTTACCCAGTTATCAAATTCCTGACGCATGCGACCGCTAGTTATGCCTGATGCTGAACTTTCCGTAACCTTCTGCATCTGCTGGCCATAACGATCCTGCATGGTTGCATAGTCGTTATCTTTCTCAAAGGCAGCATGCGCTTCCGCCTGGCCCTGCAGCCAGGCCGTCTGCGCTTGGCCATAAGCCAGCCGGTTTTGGTCATCAGCTACCTCACCGGCAATTTGCGTTACCTGATTTCCCAACTGCTGCGCGGCACGAAATGGTGCAGAGAGATCAGGACTGGCAACACCGGTCGCCGGGCGCAGGGAAACCCTGCCGAGATCGTTAGCAGATGGTAAACGAGGCATATTTTTTATCCGTAAATTTTATAGAGAGATGTTCCAGCGCCAAGAATGGAAGTAAGCGATCCCAAAACGCCGGCTTTTTTAGTCGATTTGGCCTGCGCATCCAGGGCGTTAGCCTGATTTTTTAACTGATTAGCCTGCTGTTCACCATTCCAGAGAGCGGTCAGGTTATTCAGCTCGCCCTGCTGCGCGATGTCAGCGCGGTTATTGATAGCTGACACGCTATTGGCATTTGCACCAGAAGCTGCCGCATTCGCCAGTGATGTTGATTCTGCCTGTCGCGCCTTATCAGTTTCAGCCCTTGCCTCAAGTTGCGCCGAGGCATTGACGTTGTTAGCCTGCGTTCGGAGTTGCCCTGCCTGTTGTCGTAACTGCGCTGATTGCTGTTTTGCTTCACTGGACGCCCCACCAGCACCAAGAATTCCGCCGAGCAATGAAGCACCTCCAGCGAGATTTTTCATGGTTCCGGCACCAGCAATCGAGGACATCAATCCAGAGCCTGTGGTTGCTGCGCCAGCTCCGGAAGTTGCAGCTGCGCCTGTGGCTGCTGCGGTCCCAGTGGTGGCCGCAGCACCGCCGCCTAAAATTGAGCTCAACCCCGTTATTCCTGCGGAGAATGGATCTGCCATACCATTACCTTTTCATTACCTTCAACTGGAACAAATCCCAGCCTTTTCAGAAAAGCTGGTGCGGTCTCTAATGACTCACTGACGCGTGCATAAACAGGTATTCGACTTTCTGCAATAATTTCCTTCATTGCTTTGAGTGAACCCTTCCAAAGAGAAAAAGGCACGATTTTGGCTTCTGGCTTCATGTCCATAAATGCCATATTGAACCCTTCTTTGCGCATCATTCCGCCGATAGCGACAGGGGTGCCATTAACCAGCAGTTGCACTGCCTTCATAGTCCCCGGAACCTGTCCAAACCACTCAATTACATCAGCCATTGAAGCTGTTTTAATTTCACTTATCATGCGTTGTCAGACTCACTATTGCCGCCAGAACGGTAACAGGGCGTGGGGCGGCGGCGACAAGACAGATCCGGGAATCGGTATCCCAAGAACCATCAAACTCAAATGAATCCCGGTCATACGATTCCCACACCGTGTTACTTGAGGTGGGATTAGCAAACTCTTCAGCAGGCAAATCGTCCTGAATGTCGAAGTCAGGTCCGTAGGTCATTCCGCGGTAGTGGGTGTTGCGCATGATTAACGCAAGATGGTCCACGCGTTTACGCTGCGCCAGTGCGGTGCCCATCCCGGCAGCGTAGGCAAGCTTTGAGCTTTTGTACTTTGCGATATAACCCAATCCCGCGATAACGTTGCTGTATGAAGCCCCCAGCGATATAGCACCACTGCTTACCGTTCGCGTACCGATATCTTTGCCGTCGGCCCATACCACTACCGCTTTACCCTCGATATGGTTAAGCCCGGAAAGAGTGTCTCTGGCGCTTCCGGATCTGGTGATGAAGGAATCAGCCTGTTTATTCAGGCTCCCGCCAATACACTCGGACTCTTTAGCCCACCGCTCCAGGCACCGAATACCGTTCCTGTTAACGACGTAATAAACCCGGTCCTCTTCATCGCCTGGCAATGTGACTACATCCTCAACGGTGCCATCGGTTTCCACAACAACCCACGCTTTGAGGTCTTCTGCCGGGTCTCGGACCAGGACGGCGACAGTGCCGTTTTCCCGCACACAGTGAATGCGATCATCAGGAAGGCGTTGCGCCGCGATGCGGACAATGGGGGAATTTCCGCATTCCGGCCACAGGTCGGTAAGGTCTGTACTGGCGTAGTCGTAGTAATCACTGGTGTAGTTGAGTTCATACACCCGGCGTCCGCTGCGGTGGATGAAGATGCCGCGGTTATCCAGGACTACAGCACCGGCATGCGTACTTCCCCGCGTGGAGGGATACTTGATATGGAAGTTATCAGGCGTTACCACTTCACCATAAGAGGACGACTGAATTGATGCCTCACTGCCCTGAGTGCCTGCAATTAAGCGGAGCAGCGGCAACAGCCAGTTGACCTTATCGACGGGACCCGAACCGATACTGTAATTAATCGCGCTCGCATCGCCGGCGACTTTATCTTCTGAATTATTACCATCGTCAAATGAATCATAGGCATCAGAGTAACTGCCATAGATACGGTCACCACCAGCCCACCACAACCGCCCCTCAAAGATGGCCACTGCTCCGGGGAATCCGTTTTTCTCAGAGAAGGCCCCTTCATACCAGTCAGCAGTCGCAGATGTTCCGCCCAGGTCAGAAAGGACAATCCCGGTTGCCGACGTCCTGGAATTAACAGCAGTTATCCGCACTGTTCCCGTCAGGCTGCCGCCAGAATACTCAAGCGAGACCTGCACGGAGCCGGAACTGGTTTCCCAGTCGCCCGCCGCGACACCGATCCGATAGTAGATAGTATTATTGTCCAGCCCGTCGTCGTAGGTTTCTGACGTTTCACCAGTCCACGTCTTAACATCAGTCCAGGCACCCGGCTCACTTACAGAACGTTGAAGCGTCACAGTCCCGGACCACGGCGTCGCGGGATCGACGTTAGCAATACTGACCGTAAACTTGCGCGAGTCATCTATCCCGGTCACCTTCACATAACCGGTAAACTGAGACTCACCGTTGATTGCCGACGATACAGTTTGCCCGCTTGAGGTTAAACGGAATAGCGCGCCAACATGTCCGGAACGAAACAGGCTGGCGGACGCCGTAAGATTAATCAATCCCGTTCTGGCGCCGGGCGTGAGCGTCGTGGGAGAAACGTTCATCACATTGTACGGGCCATCGTTCGAATAATACTTAACGACAGACCACGAACCGTTATCACGCCGCTCAATACGCCTCTGCTGTATGCCACTACACGCAACAAACAACACATCGGCACTTTGTGCTACCTGGACTAAATCGAGATCGCTATCTCTCCACGGGGTATCCAGAACCAGAACACCACCGCTTTCAACTGCCACAGAACCAACGATAACCGGGAACGTCTCAGCACTTTCAAACTGAATGTAAAAGTCGCCAGCGGGAGTGAACGACAATGAGCTGACGCCCTCCAGCAGAGTAGTTTCAGCGATATAGTCATCCTCACCCTGGCTTGAGCCGATCATTATAGTTACCGGCCCGCGAGCGACGCTGACGCGAATAGCATGCTGCACATCCTGATCGGAGGCGGACACGCTGACCTGCTGCCAGCGAATTGCTGATGTGGAACTGTTACCGGTTAACTGCATGCCGGCATCAGTCCACTCAGAGGAGGAATCAGACTCATCGGCATCCGTCCATCCAGAAAGGTCAGATTCAAAACCTCCATTCGTAATGACTGAAGAGACAGCGCTGCGGGAAACCAGAACATCATCAACCCACACACGCATTTTGCCGTCAGTAAGTTCAATGAGAGCCGTATCATCAGTCGCGAATACAAACGGAATAAACCGGGATCGCTTATTGTCGAGGGTCTGCCCGATATATCCCAGTCCTGGCCGGAGCATCATGGAGCCAAGCAGTCGAGGCATCCAGTTAGTCTGGACCTCCGCCGACAGCGCCAGCCGCTCAATGTCGGTGCGGGCCAGCGCCAGAGGCGAGATAATCCCACGGTTGAAAGCGAGAAGCGGAACGTTATTACGTGGCATGATTTGTCCTATCGGGAAAACCGGCTGCGCTGCCCCCTGCGGGAAGTAACAAATGCGCCGGCAGGAACGCGCTTAGTCGGATCCTGTAGGGCATCCTTGGTGAGAGCATCGCGTTTTCTGGTTTTATACTCATACTCAATAGTCTTAGCATCGGAGCCATTTTTCAGGCGAGGTGAAACGAGTTTCGCCAGATGCGCCGCAATAAACATTCGGTACGTTTCCGGCCAGGCTGAACCGTTATTACCATAGAACTCACTATCCGAAACGTAGCGGATGTAGATCTCGTCATAGTTACAGAACCAGAATGCCGCCTCGTCTGTATAGTCGAGTATGGTGTTATTGAAATAAGGGTCAGAAGCAACAGAGCACGTCCTGATCCAGTCTTCAGGCTTATCAAATGCCCTGATGTAACCAAACGGCGGTTCTACTGACGGGGAGTAATCCAGGCGCTCAGCTCTTACAGCAAAATTCCACTGGCCCTGTTCGAGGCAAAACCTTAGCGCGCCCTCCCAGACGACATCGAGCAGGCGGCGGGGTTCCCGGTTTTCTTCCAGTGAAAACAACACCCGCTCACCCGACAGGATCAGGGCATCGTTGTAGATTGCCAGCCGAATGTTCGGGTCAACGGCCATCGTTACACCTCTTTAATAAGTAGTTCCATTTTGGATGCGGCTTCTTCCTTGGTCTGGATGTTACCTTCCATCACTTCACCATCTTCTTTACGGATAATTGACCATTTAGCCTGCCCGCGAAACTTCACGAAGTACGGCTTGCCGTCCTCTTTGGTTTCGGGCTCAATCTCGCCGAATTGCTGATGAATGAAGAATTCAACTTTTGCTGCGAGTTGCTTCACTGATGTCACAACACCTTCGGCGTACCAGGTGCGATCGACTGCGAAGACTTCTATTTTGTCGCCAGCTTTTAGCTGGTAAGCGATATGCGCCCAGGCGGCTGGTTGTCTGAACAGGTCAATATTCTGTCCTTCTTCGGCAACAATGCGAAACGTATTGCGGGCATGCTCGGCAAGTTTTAGCCGGGAAGGAATAATATGGTGCGCCATTCTTACCTCACTGAAAGAAAAGCCCTCGCAATGAGGGCTGAAGTGTTATTACGCCGATGCTGTGGCAGTAGCCAGCTTCAGCGTTGCGCCGGATGCCGTTACAGCCGAAACAAATGCGGAATAAGACATCGGTAATGTGGTGTTATAAACCACTACTGCATCGCCAACTTTCATGCCAAGAGCTTTGCCGTTGGTTATGTAGTTGGCAGCCGTAACGGCTGCAATGAGGTCCGATGAAGAGTAGGACCAGGCAGCACCACCGCCGCCGATGCGATCCTGAAGTAAAGCCGGTGGGTTGGTTGTTGCGTAAGCCATTTATTCCCCCTTATGCATCAGCAACCATTGAAGAACCGTCATGATTCAGCACCACAACGCCATTTGGCTGGAGTAGCGAACCGCCCATGAACATGGAAGTACGCGCCCAATAGTAATCGTCTTCTTCGTTATAACCGGCTTTTACGTCCATATCCCCGCTGTTGACAGCGTGACCAATGGAGTTGCGGTGGTAGACGAAAAGGTGTTCGTTGGCAGTGCCAACGCCAGGAACACGCGAATGCACTACCCAGTTAACACCAGCCCAGCGCAGCATTTTGCGCACAGGGCCGTTAAATGGCTTCACATCCACGTAATCGGCGCTGGTGAACTGGTTGTTCTGGTAAAGGAAAGCGCGAAATGCCGGAGACATAACACCGAACATGTTGCTTTCTTCTTCGACATCCACATCGTTATTGCCGAGCACGGCGATCGCTTTGGTTACTGCAACCATGCGTGAATCAGCTGCGGAACCAGTCACGTTAATGGTCTGGGTCGCAGTGTTCAGGTTCGCCAGAATGACGTCGTCAATCTTGCGGTTCATCACCTTAATGGTGCCCTGCTGCATGATGCGGCGGCCGTCGCCCTGAGAGCCAAAAATATTGAATCGGGTGCGGCGGGGTTTATCGTGCCATTCGGTCAGAATTGCAGGTTTCTGCGTCAGGTTGTCAGCACGCGCAGGGATCATCCCGTTAACGCCACGGGTAACTGCTTCCGCGCCACCGGTATCAGCAACAAGGAATGTTGCTTCGTTACCTTTAACCACGGATTCGGTTACAACCGTGCTGCGCAGCATGGACTGGCCGAACTCGAAACCGGCGATGAACTCCTGCCGGTACTGTTTTTGAAAAGCGGTATCAGACATAAATTGTCTCCATCGGATTGTTTTATTGCCGCTCCGACGAGGTATCCATTCCGGCAGACAATAGCGGGGTGTCCTCTGTTAAGAGGGGCCGGTTATCTGTGAAAGGGGTCGTGCTGCGCGGTTACTACTGAAAGGGATTAGCCCAGGCGTTCCTGAGCTTCGTAAAGTTGACGCAGGCGGGTCTGGGATGCTTCATCTTTGAACCAACCCTCATAATCGTCACGCATGCGTTTTTCGAGAGTTGCAATTTCGTCGGTGATCGCCTGTGGATTGCTGGCCCCCGGAACCACTGTTGCCACCGGGTTTACCGCGCGGGCGACATCAACCAGCCATTTCGCCACGTCAGGATTATTGAAAATGCTGACTCCGTCTCCGGTCTGTGCGCCAAGGAACAAATCCTTCGCATCCTTCGACAGACCATCCAGCATGCCGTTAATCAGGTTGATATTTCGGCGGTATTCCGGCCCCCACTCCTGGCGCAATGCATCTTCCGTCTTCTGTTGGGCTTCAACATTGCGCTCATAGCGGGCCTGCATCTCCTGCTCGACCATCTGCTGGTTCCACTCAATGGCGGCCTGCACATGTTCTTTGGATACGTTCTTGCCGTGCATCGCTTCGAGGAAGGACGATACACGCTCTTTATCTTCATCCCCCAGAACTATGCCTGACGGCAAATCAGCCAGGTAATCATCGGCCTTCTCTGGCACACCGTTATCTTTGCGCCATTGCGCCAGCTCTTCATTGGTCGGATTTTCCGGCAACTTAGCAGCGCGGAATTCACCAGAGCTCATCTTGGATTGTAGTTCGCGATGAGCTTTTGCCAGCGCTTCAGGTGAAGCGTAGCGTTCCAGCTGTTTACGATACTTCGCATCATCGCCGGCAAGCTGATCGCGCCAGTTATCAGGAAACTTTTGTGGTGCTGCTGGCGGCTGTGGATCATCCGTATTTAGCGGATTAGGGTTGGGGTTAGGCTTACCCTGTTCGCCTTGCTGACCACTTTCAGGCGGTTCCTCCCCCTCCGGACTACCACCAGCGGGAGCGCCGGGGTCACCGTTTCCATCATCTGGGGCGTAGTATTTTAAGAACATGTTGCGGAATAGCATTGGGATTCCTCAATAAATATCCTCCGGCATAGCCGGAGGTTTTTCTTATGCGCCTATAAGGCTTTGTTACCAGCAGCGCCCTAACAGGCGCATACGATCTGACATTTGCATCAGACTTCGTTACTTACGACCCGTAAACGGGCTTCCCGGATATGGGATCGACAACTGCTCTCCCATTTTATCCTCTTCAAGCTGGTGCTTTATGTATTCCTGTATCTTCGCCGTGTTCTTACCCACCGTATCGACGTAATACCCTCTGCACCAGAACTCCCTGTTCCTGTACTTGAATTTCATATCCCCAAACTGCTCATACAGCATTAAACTACTTTTCCCTTTCAGATACCCCATAAAGCCGGATACGCTCATTTTGGGCGGGATTTTTACAAGCATATGGATGTGATCTGCACAACACTCAGCTTCCAGGATTTGCACATTTTTCCACTCACACAGCTTTCGTAAGATGCTACCTATCGCCCTGCGTTTCTCTCCGTAGAATTCTTGTCTTCGGTATTTGGGCGCAAAAACTATGTGATATTTACAGTTCCATCGGGTGTGCGCTAAGCTCTTTTCGTCCCCCATTGGGACCCCCTTTTGATTTCTTGTTTGACTCTTGCAGTTGCCAGACCGCAAGGTGTTTTAACAAATCAAAAGGGGTTTTAATAACTGGCTTAAAGCTGAAAGCTTTCCGGAACCCCCAGCCTAGCTGGGGGTTTTCTGTGCACAATAAAAAACCCGCACGAAGCGGGTTATTTTTGTTTCCGTTTGGCTTTCGCCTCTTCAACTTCCTTCGACGAAAGATTATTCATCTTCACCACTTGAGCCCCGACGAATCGCTTACCCTCAGCAAATGCCGTGTCGCGATCGCTATCTGGCCTGTAACTCAGGTCGTAATACCCGGTGAGATTCATAAGCTCATGCAGAATTAACTTTTGTTGCTCTGGCGTGGCCTCGCCTTTGTTTAGCGCCTTTATCGCGTAAACGAAGGGGATATTGTCACCCCACGGATACGGCAAATAAGGTTCAGGAGCTTTTATGCTCATGCGGCTGCCTCCCTGAAGGACTGAGCGGCATCAGCCACGTTTTGCAGCGTTTCCGCCCCCTGAGATACCTGCTGCATTTCCGCTGCGCTTTGCTGCTGCTGAGCACGCTGCTGAAGCAGCTGGTTGGCATCGTCTTCACTGCGCAGCCACTTGGCCGGTACACCTGAACCATCCATTGCGTCCCTAAACGCTGTACGAATATCAACGTCAGCATCGACAGAAGGATCAATGTTTCTCGCAATCCCAAGCATCTCGGCGGTTACCTGCAGTTTGCCTTGCTTCTCCTGCCCGATAGCAGACTGGAGTGGGCTCTCGAAGGAGAACTGCACATCCTGCCCCTGAAGGGATTCAGGAATGTCATAGCGGGAACCGAACGCACCGGATTGCATCAGCAGGTTAAACGTCATATCGCAGAGCTCGCCGTTGTACTCCTGCTCTACCGGAGAGAACAGCGGCAGCGCCTGACGAATGTACTCTTGCACCCGCTGGCTGACCTCATACGCCGTCATGCCAGACATCTGCGGCAATGTCAGGGTGTTGAGATAAAACGCCTGATGAATCATTGCCTGGACATCATTGCGGATGTTCATGCCGGCAGGAAGTTGCGTTGACTTCGTAAGCTCGCCGATAACTTGCCTGATGTCCTGATCCGCCTCAAGGTCTGCCCAGGTGATACCACCTGCCATCAGGTTAAAGTCATCGCGGAATACGGACTTATTCGCCACCAGCGGCGGGTCAACGGCCTTTTCGCCAGCTTCGAGAAGGACACGAGTGATTGACTGAATCAGGCGCGCATCCGGCAAAGCCACGATAGTGGCCGGAGAGTAAGCATACTGAGAACCAGATACTGTTTGCCATCGAGGGATACAGTAAATCCGGTTCATTACCGGCGTTTCTTCCATCACATGCTGATTATCAACATCAATATAAACCGACGTGTACGGCGCACGGCTTTTCCCCATCTCGTATTGTTCAGACGGAACAACAATATGTCGGCAATTGACCTCTTTGTACGGGTCTTTCTCCAGATGATTTTTGACCTGCTGACTGATTTTATTGCCGAAAAGCTGCTTCAACTGGGTCGCTGTGGGCTTCCACTTCCGGTGAATGGTGTCGATCTCGCCGTCCGCGTTTTCTGCCCACGCCACGTCCCGGAGATGCCAGCATCGATACAGCAGGCCATTAGCATGTCTGTTAAGTTCAACGCTGATCGCACACTGGCCGAATGCTGAGAAGTCGTGATCGCCCTCTTTGGTGGCCCTGACCAGTTGAGTTCCTCTCGCATACATTGCCCGATACTGAACATCTCTGGCCCATTGCAGCCAGACTTTTGCCTGGTGATCGGGTTCACTGCCCTGAATATTCAGATTGAACCACTTATCACGCCGCAGCATTGAGCCAAAGGAATCTCCCAGGTCACGACGCGCCAGTACGGGGTAGCTGGTCATTAGATGATCCGCGAACTCATTACCCAGCGAACGGCAGATAGTGAAGTCAGCCCGCTCAGGATAAAAGTTATCGGCGATTTCCTGCCAGAGCGACAGCAGAGAGGATTTCTTGCTGAACAAGTGATCGCCGTTCTTTATCAGTTGCTGTGCTCTGCTGTCCATCATCCACCCAGTTTGTTATTGCTGCTGCCGGTGAGAATTGTGCTACTTCGACCGCTGCGCTGCTGACTCTGAATCATGCTGCGACGTCGCGCAGCCTTTACGGCGTCGGTATCTTCAGTCGGTGCCGCTGTCTGGTCTTCACTTTCAACCGTTACGCCGCCGCTCTTGGTTCCTAAAATACTACCGACAACACTACCGATAGCGTCTGTTGCTTTACTCATTTATCGTCTCCTTTTCTGGTTGGAGTGTCCGAGATTAACTTTCGGCGGCGCATTCCGTGCCCGGTAGCCGCCGCGAACATTCGCCTGCCTTTCACCATCAAACCAACTCATAACCACGGCGTCGCCCCGGTCAGGAGAACGTCCAAGGCGCTTAACGAGATTTTCTTTCGACTCAAGATGAATGACGCCGCCGCCATTCCCGCCACGCTTAACCTCATAGGTTGGTGCGGTAAGGTCAGAGAGTAATGTTGGATCGTTTGGGAGGCAGATTGTTGAGCCGCCTGGCTGGTCAGGATTCAATGCCTCACGTAGTTTCCAGTAAGCCTCGGTTCGAATATTTCTGAACTTCAACAGGCCATCATGTGTACGTCTGACGGAATCCTTGATCCCCATGTACGAAACAGCATCAACGCCGTTTTCACGCAAGTGCGCATAGGCGTCACCACCCCAGCCGCCGCCAATATCAACAATGCATTTGGCGCCATCACGGCGCTTGGAGATAACCAGACCAGCAACATCAGTTCCTCCGGGAGTCTCTTTCCCCGGAACTGTGAGCAATTCAGCAAACCAGCCGTCATGGCGGGGAGATATCACCGTGTTGTCAGAACCACCCTGCGCAACGTCCACGCCAATGGCACACATTGGAACGCCCGCGGGAGGTTGTGCCGTCCAGCGAGACATTGCCGCCTGCACCCAGGCTGTGGGGATGCATTGGTTGGGTTCATCCTGAAGCGATGCCCGGAACTGCCCATCGCGGTATGCATCCCGTAATTCTTTTGGAAGGTTGTTAAGGATACGGGCATATTCGCCATCAGCAGCCAGATCTGGATTGTCGCTTAACTTTGCCGGGATGAATGTTCTCGACTTAGCCTCAACCATGAAACCACCGATCAAGTGCGGCCCCCGGCCTTCAACCTCCATTTCTTCGCCGACTTCATTTCGAAGATACCAGCGAAGTTCGCCGGGTTTCGCGGGGTTAGGATGCGATGGATCAAGCCATGCCCCCCACCGCCGAATAACCCATAGCCCTGTAGCGCTGGTCGGTGGGTTACCAGTAGCCACAACCCGGCATTTTTGCCCCGGAGTCGTGGAACGGTTCCAGATCGTGATGAACTCGTACTGAGTTTCGAGGAAGTCAGTCACCTCATCGAAACAAATTAAATCGTGAGGATCACCTTTATAGCGCTGCTTGTCCTCTTCCTGCTCACAGCCGCCGTACTGGATTAGCTGTTTGCCATTCCTCCAGACCAGATCCGAACCATTCCACCCATCACGACCGCCGTCGAACAACTTACCGATAAGTTCAGACTCGGCCAGTTTCTTGGCATCTTCGCGGATACGTCGCAAGATGAGTGATCGCTCGTGGCTTGTGACAGCCAGGCCGTTTATCAGCGCAGATTTACCACCGCCCGCCTGTCCGCCGTAAAACAGTTCATCGGCATCACAGTAATAAGCGTCAGTCTGAGGGCCAGGATTCGGCACCCAGAGCATATCTTTTGTCGCGGCCATTACATCATGCTCGACAGCCTTCAATTCTTCAGGGGTAAGAGACTTCAGGCGTTCGAGAACTTCATCAAAAGAAATCCCGCTCATATCATTTCATCGCTTTAGTCAGGGCAAACGCCAGGCGACGCGCAAGCACGTTGAGATCGACAACCTCCCCCTCTTTTTTCTCAGGAGGTTCAAGTTGTTTGCGGATTTTGTCTACTTCCAGTTGGCGGCGCTCAATCTCCACCTGCTGGATGCGCTGCGCATTCTCCGCATCAGCCAGGCCCAGACGCTTAGCGACAGCCTCAAACATCCGTTCACGGCTGATTGAGGTTATTTCGATACCGGCCTTGCCGACCTTCACGCCGGAATAAGCCAGTGCGGCCGCATCATCCAATTTTGTCGAGTCTTGCAGCACTACGCGGCTCACTCCTTCGCCATTACAGCGCGGGCAATCTGGATTAGGATCGAGTGTATGGTTATAGCCATAACCGCCAACATCAACAGGCTCGCGACGTTTGCGCTCAAGCGCTTCGAGTCGCTTCTCTTCGTACTCCACGGCATCACGCCATTGGTACTGGTGACCGAAGCCCCAGCAGTGACGGCAACAACCGCGGCGATGTTGCGATATCTGGTTGGCGTCGAAGGTGGCCAGGCGCCACATCTTCTCAAGTACTTCATCCGCACTGCCAAGCGTGCGCACAATGGATGCTTTCTGCTGCTGCGCAATGGCCTGCGCAACGTTAGGATTCGTTAGGAGTTGGCGACCGTAATTTGGGTCACTATAGCCTGCTCGCTCAGCGGCTGCAGTGGCGTTATTGTCCTTCAGGTATTCAGCAATGAAGCGCTTTACCTTTGGACTCCGTTTGCTATCCACCAGCTCTTCTGCGCATTTTTCCTTTTGCGCAGTGCGCAGTTTCTTCTGCGCAGGTTTTTGCGCAGTGGGTTTCTTGATGTATCGGCGGGCTGTAGCGTAATTCAGTCCCTGCGCTTCACACCAATCCTTCGGTGATACGCCGGTTGCGGCATGATCGGACAGGAACCGTTGCTGAAGCTCGCCCCAGTCCGGTTTTGCCATGGGTTAATCCTGTTTGATATGCGGCAGAAATGCACTAAACATTCTGTCCAGGAGGTAGCAGTAGGTTTCGTTCGCCGCCGATGTGTCGATAGCTACCCCAACATCACGGCAGCAGTAGAAAGTTGCGTGTGCGCACTCATGGACAAGCGTTGCTGCCTCGCCGTTGAATACGCCGATTAGGTAGATGTTCTCGTTATTGTCTACGTTCTGGTAATGCTGACAGCAGCCAATAAACATATCATTACCGCCAGTTTCAACGCCAAGGTGGACGCAGGCGGCATCCCACTCCTCTTTGCTTCGGCAAAGATATACATTTGCAGAGTGAAACAACGGCACAAAAAACCGTGGCAACTTAGGCCATTTTGTTTTCGCCATGATTGGCTCCAGTCGTTGGGATAAAGCCATTATCGAAGCCACTCTGCTGAATGGCTCCTGTAATGCCTACTGTTGGGCCCGGTGTTCGTAACGGGAAATGGTCTTGCCGTTTGCGTTCATCACGTAGGCCACTTCTCCCTGCTTCAGGAATACGTTCTGGTCCATTCCCGATACGGCAATACTCTGCTGGTTGGGGTTGAAACCAACGCTCAGTCCACAATGAATTTCTTCGCCGCCACCAGGCGACATCACTTTTACTGTTAACATGCTTCTTCTCCTGCTTCTGGCAATAAAAAAGGCCGCCATTGGCGACCTGGGTTCAAATTATGTGTTTCAGGGCATATGACACGAGTAACCGCAGTAATAGCCACCGTTGGATTGCGGGTTGACTTTCTGCATATTCTCTGCAACCTACATTTAAGTATAGATCGAACCAGCAGTCCCGATTATCGCAGCAAGCAGAAAGAAGGTGATGGCAGTTCTACGCATTTGCACGCCATAAAATGACAGAGCCAACCCGACGAAAGCAACAATTAAAACTGTCCACATATCCAGTAAGAGGAAGAGATATCCCTCGAAAGCACTGTCAATCAGTACGTCCACATCGCGCATTCCTTTTAATAGATAAACTCCGCTGAAATACTATCACGATAGCGTTAGCAGACTATCTGCTAATCATCAAGCATCGACTGACTTATTTTCGGTGGATTTCTTTTCGCAAGTTGTGTTAGCAATCAGCGTCAGGGCGAGCCACCGCGCGGCATGCCCACATACAGGCTTCCTGCATTTTGGTGCGAGCGATTGCCAGACAGCGCAAAGCTTCATCAATCTCCCGAGCCTGCTCAGCGCTTAACATTGCCGGGCCATTACGGACAGCCAACAATTCACCTCGATCGGTATCAAGCAAACTACAGAAGTGGCGGCTGACGCCTTTAAGGCGGTTCATTCGCTCAATGTCGCCAGCGGTTAATGTGCGGTAGCCTTTTACAGTGCTGCCGTCCTGCGGTTTTGCTTCACTCATTGGTTTTTCTCTTTTGGTTGGATATGGAAATTTACCCGCTATTGCGAGGCATCACGATTAAAGGCTGCTACAGGGTGGCGGACAACATTTCTCCTCTATACTGTTAAATCGCCTAACTCAACAGAAGAGGGAGAAAATATGATCGATCATTACTACGTAACTCACGCTCAAATCCTGGCGCTGAGAAACGTTGTTGCTTTTATCGTGCAAACGATGCCCGAAGAACAAAAAGAAAATGTCCTTCAGGTTTTGAGAAAATTTGCTGAAATAGAATTAATGGATGGTATCGACGCGCCGCCTACGAGTGATATCACCCCGAAAACAGTTGAGAAGTTAAATAAAGCCTACAAGGCTATCTTCAATGACATTATCGATCTTTCAACTCCTGGCAGGGAATCTGCTTCAGCACGCTACCTGCAATAGTTCTCGACCTTATCTCCATGATGGCCAGAACCTTCTTGTCTGGCCCTTTCTCAAGTTTGCTCAGCCGAAATTCAATATTCTTTGTCTTGGTCATCGTGTAACCCTGTCTGTTGATTGCGGGCAGTTGGCCTGCACGGATTTGTTGTGCGCCAGAATGTCGCGCTTCGTCTGACTGTCGAGAACATCGATATCGTGGTCTGTGAGATAGATAATTTTCACCCACAGACAACCTGTATCAACGACTGCCGGAGCGGGTAAATCTTTCGCGCAGCTCGCGATCAACATCGTCATCGCCCATACGCTTAACGTCTTCCTGTACATCGCTGGCCTCTTTCGTTGCATCAGCCCGGCGTTCTGCCGCGGCGACGGTAGCAGCGGCGTTCTCTTCGGTTCGCTGCTGATCGGCTTTGGCTTCCGCTTTATTAGTACCTCGCGCATGGCCTAACCCAAATGCGCCAGCGACAATGGCCAGCAACGCAGTTGCCAGACCAATAATCATTTCAATGCCCATGAGAACCTCACACCAGTACTGATTTAGCCAGGTTAAACAGCGCTCGGCGTTTATCCAGACCATTGCGGCCACCATTGATAAGCAGCGTTACGCGCTCAACATCACCGGAATGAAGCAGGCAACCGTGGGAGACATAAAACCATGCGGCCGAACGTGCGGCGTAATCATCTCGCTCCAGCAGCTCAGGCTGGGTGACAAGGTCAAGTTTCAGCGCCTGTCCGCAGCTGCGATAGTTGCTCAAGCCCGTAACTTGTTTCAGGCCGCGACCGCGATATTTCCAGCCATCACCGGCAACCTGATTACCGAGATTCTTTTTTCCCCACTCGCCCCCATACACCAGATTCGCGATTGCTCGCTGATTAGCTGGTTGCGTTGCCGTTCTGCCGAGTGCGGCGGCCTGCTGGGTGGTGATACGGTGTTTACCGAACGTAGGTACAAGGCTATTTGCTGCATAGTTCAGATTTTCCACCAGTCGGGTAAAGCCTCCGGACTCGTGTCCCATCTGGGCAATGAACATTGCCTGATCGAGTGGAGCTGTGATACCGAATTCTTTCATTGCAGCATCAATGTGCGGAAACCAGCGCGCAGCTAACCCGGCGCTTATACCAGCCGCCTTCTGGAATTGAGATTGATTCATTAGTGCCTCAGTGCATCAACGAGCCGCGCTACATTGCCTCTTACGCTCAGCAGCACAACAAGGATCATAATATTGGCCCCGATAGTGGGCCATGTTGAATAGGGGTAAATGCCGCACAGATATGCCAGCGGCACAGAGCTGTATATCACGGTTATCAGCCATGCCAGCCGGGAGACCCACTTCCGATGCCGTGAGTCTCGACGGCGATAGAACATCAGAGTAACCACGACACCAGCGCATAACAGCGCATTGATGGTTGCTGTCGGATCATTTAGTACCACCGGAACCTCCCCGGCGCGTTATTAGCGCCACCAGCGAGCCAATATCCTGATTGTTCAGGAAGGTGAGTATTTTCACGGCCAACGCCGAAATGATTACGGCACCAATAGCATCCAGCGGTTTATCGCTGTATCCGGTAAGGGCTGATAGCTTGGAGCCTACTAACCCAGCGCACAGAACCCCGGCGATATAGGACACCACGAAATAAGCCATACGCCGTGTTGCGCTCAAATCGGCAGCGGTCGCTATATAAAACACGGAACCAGCAAATGCCCCGAACACAACACCGTAATCAGTACCGGTTAACAGCCCGTAAACACTCGCCCCTGTTAAAGCGCCACCAGCTAAGCCTGTGCCGGTTATTGGTTCGGACATCGATCCCCCTCAATTGCTGTGAATCCTCTCAAAGTTGAGGGGAATAGAATCAGGCCTCACGGGCTGGATTTATCAACAAAGCACGTCGTAGATGATTCCCGTGAGCCTGAAATAGAAAAGCCCCAGCGAGTGCTGAGGCTTGTGAATTGTGGATTTCGCTCTACGACGATGTGACAGGGGTACTGATGCAATGCATCTCGCGAATACCCCTGTCGTATCAACGGAAAGCAAAAAGCCCAAGGCGTTAACCTCGGGCTTGAATTCTTTGTGTGTCGACAATCGAAGCTATGGCGACGATATCAGATTTACACGAAATATATGCCAATTAATTCATTTTTGCAATACCTGCATGGTAATTTGTCGACTTTTGTTGCGATCGTGCTTTTGTCACATTTAATAGCGAATCACGATCCAGCTTGAGAAATATCTCTCTGATAGCCCGCCAGCGGGATGCGTAGTTTGTGCTCCAGTTATTCGGCGTGGTACCGGTAAGGGATGCAAGCTCCTGTTGCTGATATACGCGCTTTCCAGCCAATTCAGCTTTTACGTCCTGCGCTGCAAGCCATATCATAGCTTTCAGCCTACCCAGCGTTTTTGCAGCAATTTTCTCCCCTTCTATCTGGCGCTTGAACTCCTGCCATGATATTTGGCAGATGGTTGTCTGGTGTGGGAATTTTGTTTCTTCACCGTAGTTCCAAAGCAACCAGGCTTTCTGATGCTCTTCCAGCGACAGCAGAGCCCGGCGCCAGCTGGCCGTCGAATACTCGACAGGCAGAACGAGAGCGATCGATGACCCCTTAGCGCGGGAATGCTGCCCGGGGATTGGCGGGCTGGATGGGTTTACCATGCGGCCGGTTACCGGATCGGCTACTTTCTTCCTTCCCCGGCTGCGCGCCGTAGCGGTGAATTGTGCGTTCTCTGCAAAGGCAATCAACTGCCCTTTCGTCGCGCCGCTCAGATCGGCGGTGGCCACTATCAGCTGCTGGCGAATGTAGGATAAGTTTCTCATGAATTTTCCCCTGCTTTCTGATTGCGGATTTGGTTTCTGAGGATTCGATATGTCACCGGGAACGACCCGCGATAGCGGACGATATTCAGTCGTTGCCAGCGTTGACGAAGATCCTCGATAATTTCTGGGCTCAATTTTTCGCCCTCCGGATTCTGGCTTTCGCGTTACGCTCGATCTGGATAAGTTTCTCGATGTTCTGACGGCGTTCCTTTTCCTCTTTGCGCAGGGCTTTCACGTTGTCTGCAAGCTGTGTCTCTTTTTTGGCCACTGAAAGCATCCAGTCGAAAGGATCCACCATGGCGCCACACGTGCGGCAACGAACCTGTCGTTCTTTCTCGTTGACACTGACGGCAGGATGACGGCAAAAAGGCCGCTCGGATTGTTCATACAGAAAGTTGGTCATATCACGCGGCTCATCCTCTTTTGTGGGAAACGCGACGATATTGCTCAGTTCGTTTTCGGTTTCAGTCGTCATGATTTAATGAGTCCCTCTTTTCGCCAGATTTCCAGGGTGCGCATTACCCCCTCCGCATGCATCAGGCGCAGTTCGTCATAGGTGTAATCAGTTGTTTTCTTCCGACCGTCGATCAAGTCGTGGCAACAGTTGCAGGCGATAGCCGCCTGAGTATCGTCAGGCTTGTATCCTGTGCCGCACGTACCCGCCAGCCGGTAATGCGCCAGTACGCTGGTTTCCGGGTTGCCGTTGCAGTAACCGGGGATCCTGACTGTACATTCGCGGCCGCGCGCCTCTTTACGTAGATTCGCCATAATCACCCCCACATCCGATTTCGGGTGCGAGAAGCAGGACGCGGAGGATTTTTGTCCTCCACCAGCTGCGCACTGACGGTCCAGGTGATTAAATCCTGATTCAGGCTGCGCTCGACCCTTACGCCCCGCTGGCGATATTTCGCCATCAGCTCATCAGCCTGCTGAGTTGTGCAGTCGTGATGGTGAAACCATGAATATTTCATCGGCATCACCCCGCGAAGCTTAAAAGCTGGTTTGCGGCGTTCTCGACTTCCAGCTGGCTGTTGAATGAACGGGAGAGGACCCACCGCCAGAGAACATCAAGCGATGCTTTGTACAATTCCTGAAATTCGCATTCGTCCATGCTGGCGAAAGAAATGCTGCGAGGGTGTTTTTTCAGCGTGCCGTCCGGCAGCTGTATAGCGTCATAGTGGCCAGCTTCGACAATAACCCACGCACGGTAGGCGTCGAAAGATTTGCAAATGCTGATGCTACCAGCGCGTTTCTCGGCTATACGGTCGAGGTATTGCTCGGCGGCATCAAGCAATGCCGATTCACTCCCGCCATATGCCGCCAGGTATCTGGCATAACCTGTGATAAGCCTGCGCTCGTTAGAGGAGATCGCTCCCCCGGTAGGCTCCCAGTATTCAAAGCCGAGATTGAGTAAAGCGAAATAGCGGCGATGAAACGCCGGGTTGCGGACAAGCTTATAGTCAGCTTCCAGAACGGCGCCGAGCTTGCATTTTGATTGCAGGAAATCACTGGTCTCCTGCGTTGCAGGGATCAGAATTCCTTGAGACTGTTTTATAAGGTGTAATTGTTGCGCCATGGGTTTCACTCCGTGGCGCTGTGATGCTCCGTTGCCGTTGTTCAGGCGGCAGCTAAATTATTGCAGCTTACTCTCGGTTTCGTCAATGCAACCAGCATCTTTAGACAGTTCTTTAAATTCTTCAATTGTCAGCAAAAACTGGTTTTTCCTTACCTTTTCGAGCCCGGTAATTTTTCCTTCCTCACTCGAGATTAAAAACTTCCCACCTTGCCTGATTATGTCTACCACTTCGGCGATATCGAGATCCACTTCATCCCCCTGAGCGACATACAGACGCAAAAATATAGTCCGGCGACAGCATCAAAGGGACACGCTTATTGCGATACTTTGGGGAATGCCAGTCACCAAAAAGGTGTATCAATAAAACCAGTCGTCGGCGCTTTCCCAGGTCTCCTGTAGAATTTCTGCAATGGTTTCTTTATCACCATCTATGCCGCCGAAAACGCTGAGCCCATCAGCACCCGCGCGACGAATAGATAATTTGCAGTCATCATATTTTTGATTTAATCGCCGAAGGAATTCGGCTTCTAACGCTGGTTCAGCACCGTTAGGTAGTTTTTTAGCTTTGTCGATGGTTACTTCGATTCTCATAGTATCACCCCATTCGATATACTGTATAAATAAACAGTACACCTAACTTACTGAATGTTCAATATCTTAAGAGCACAAAATGTTAATTTTTGTCAGGGTTGATTAAAGAAAACCCGCACGTAGCGGGTTGAATTGACGGAAGTTTATTAAGCGGCCATTTCTTTTTGCTGACATAACTCAGGCAAATTAGCCCTCACCAGCGCTTCCGCGAACGGTGGTGGGACGGCATTACCACAGCGCGCGACCTGTTTATCCTTCGCATACTTCACGCCGCGGTAGTCCCGGTCAATGATGTACCACTCCGGAAAGCCCTGCGCCCGGTAGAGCTCGTGCGGCTGCAGCATGCGCATGCCGATATCAACAATGCGATATGTCACCCCGGCGATTTCCACCAGTCCTGTGCTATCGGCTCCGCAATACTCTTTCAGGAACGCTAGCACCTGTTGCGCGCGCTGCTCGTCGTAATGTTCAACAGCGAGAGTGGTCTCAACTTCCCCGACGTGCTGGCCGCCAGCGGTAATGGTCGGCATCGGCACATCAGTCCGTTGTCCGTCGCGGCAGGTACCGCGCAACTTAACCAGATGGGAGGCTACAACGGCGTGGTGATTGCCAGTCGTAACCGTATGCGCAGGAGATTCCACAGATCCGCCAGGGTGTCCGGTATTGTTCACCATGAGATGCGCCGCAACTACCGCATGATGGTCAACTGTCGTCACTGAATGTGTCGGTTCATCCAGCCCCACACCCGACCCGGTGTAATTGCCGCCGTAGTGTTTCGCCAGGAACGCCCCGACAACAGCATGCTTTCCGCCACCAGCCACGACGGTACCCAGCGGTTTATTAAGTCCTGGTACTCGCGGAGCCTGCCCGGGCCTTTCGCTATATCCGGTTTGAATCAGAGTTGGCACTACCAGTTGTGATTTACCGCCACCGCCAGCGGTAATCGTCGCGCTTGGCTCATCGGCCCGATGGCCGATACTGGCGCCGAACTGCCGGGCGATAACCGGAGCGACGACACAAGCTCGTGACTCTTTCAGGATGGTGTGAGCGGGTTTATCGAGCGGGCGTGGTTTCGCCTGGTACTCGCTGCCGCCATTGCCAGCCAGGAACGGCGTGAGCGCGGCTTCGACTAGCCCTAACGCATGACCATTCCCGCCCGGGCGCCTGGACGTGCCAGCGGTCACCGTTGGAACCGGTTCGGTTACTGGCTGCCCGGTGGCGCCGGTGCGGAACTTCGTCAGGTGCGGGACAGCAATCGCATAGCCGTGGGTTTTCGTAATCGTCTGCAGCGGATCGTCCAGTGCCTGCCCCCGGAAACAGTCGTATTTGCCGCGTGTCGTTGTGTGATTGCACTTCACGATGAACGGCGACGCGCTGTCGATAACAAAGCGCTGGATGCCGCGGGCGATACGTTTGAGCGTGTTAACCGCCAGCGACTTTTTGCGATCAAAGATGCTCGGCGCCGGGATAGACCAGTCGATGCATTCCGCAGCTGTGCGCCATGGTGCCAGTTTGCCAGCTAGCACCGCTGGTGATTTCGGATCTCCATGAGTGGCTTCCGGCCATACAATCGGCTTCCCATCGCAGCGCATCACCATGAAGAACCGCTTACGGATGGTCGGCGCGCCATAATCGCATGCGCGCAGCTCGCGATACTCAACGGTGTAACCCAAACCGTTTACCAGCCGTGCCGCATCCTCGCTATCAAGCGAAATATTCAGAAATTCGCAGCATTCGGCCAGCGCCGGATGATCCGCTGAAATGCCTGTGGTCAGCATGCCAATGAATGCCTCAAAAGTTTCGCCAGCGCGGGCAGGATCTGGACGCATTTCACCCGCGAGCAGCGGCCCCCACGTTTTAAATTCTTCAACGTTCTCCAGCTTCATCACTCGCGGTTTAACATCCAGCCCCCAGCGCAGAACCACCCAAGCCAGTCCGCGGATCGCTTTCTCGACAGGCTTAGCTCCTTTCGCCTTTGAAAAGTGACGGCAGTCTGGTGAAAACCACGCCAGCGCTACCGGGCGGCCAGCGGTCGCCACCTTTGGCCTGACTTCGTAAACCGATTCGCAATAGTGCAGCGTGTCCGGGTGATTAGTGGTATGCATCGCTACAGCGTTCGGGTCATGGTTAATCGCAATATCCACGCTGCGCCCAATCGCCAGCTCGATGCCCGTTGAGGCACCACCGCCACCAGCAAAGTTATCAACGATGATTTCGCTCTCTCTCACGCGTATTTCTCCATGGCGCTGGCCAGCGAACGAGCCGCGGCGATAATTGACGGTACCGGCATTTTTTCCAGCCACATCCTGTTGATGTGGTGCTGCAGGCGACGCTGGTGGTGCGCCGGGAGTTCCCCGGCGTTTTTTACTTCTGAAAAGACCATCGCTACTTCAGCGGGCCAAACAGTTTCAGGCACATCCACCAGCAGAAGGGTTTCCAGTTCCTGAATGCGTTTGCAGGCATATTCCAGTGACGTATCCACTACTTCTCCTCCGGCTTAATGATGTGCGGAGTAATATTCCGACCACAGTCGCAGCAGTAGAATGCTTTCCCGCCGCGAATGCCATTGGTATGCTGGCCCTCAAGAAATGAACCATCCCAAGAATAAAACTGTTTGAAATCCACAATTTCTTTCGTGTGGAATCCGTTATCACCTCCACAATGTGGGCATGACGTTGGATTAGTCTTATCCATCTAATCAGCCTCCCTGGCGACAGCGGCAACCGTCGTGCGTGCATAGACGATTACTCCATCATCGGGGCGCTTGCGCGGTAAATAGATCTCCGGGCGGGGCCAGAGTGCGATATAGCGTGATTCTCTGTTTTCAAGGCGGTGATACGCTTTCTCACTCATCACACCGACCGGGCGAAGATTCTCATGTTCGCGCTCCAGCTCGGCGTTGCGCTTTTCAGCCGCATCCAAGTCTTCCCCAAATTTCTGCGCCATCTGGAACCAGTTAGCGCGCTGCTCTTCCTTAAGCTCCAGCGCCTCTACCAAAGCGAGAACATTATCGGGGCATACCGTAAGCTGGTATTCATTGAGCGTAGAGATCCGAGTATCAAACGGCATTACTGGCGTTTCCCCTGCATGTTTCGCTTTTTCTGCCGCTGCTTTCATCTCCTGGGTAAGTCTGGTGATATCAGTCATGGCTGGTTTCCTCGAATGACACATCCCCCTCAATCCGTTTGAACTCGACAACCCAAACCCATGGATTGGAATTCCATGATTCTTCGCCGTAGATTGATTTCCAGAGAGTTACGAATGAGCCGCGGGCGCTCAATTGATGCTGCGTCCAGCCTGGCTGATAATGCTGCCAGAATCCCCCTCGTAGCTTCCCTACTCCTTCCGCCTGAGCATCGCGCTCGTTGATAGCGTTTAATCGCTCCACGCGCACATCAGTGATTTCCAGAAGAATGCGGCTGGCCCATCGCGGCATATGGATTGATGGCGTCCAGCGAATTTCATTAGCCGGGGGCACGTTTTCATAATGCGATGGAACATGCTCAGGGTAATTAGCACGATAAAGCTTTAGGTTCGGCGCGCTGGCGCCAGCCTCTGCCCACGTTTCACGCACCCAGATACGGTCGCCTACATCACCGAATGGGCAGCGGTAATTCCGTTCGCTGGTATCAACCCAGGGTCCGTTAGTTACTTTTGCCAGACCGTCTTCATCTGGCTGCAGTTTCACTATCCGACGTGTCTGCGTCTTCCGACCGTCGAGAATGGCCCGCACCATCTCAGCGTTAAAAATCATTCCGCGCTCGATCATTTGCATGCTCCCGTATCTTTCCGATGACTGAATCTTTGAAGGTCAAAATCAATGGTCGCCCGCTGGTCGCGGAACAATCCAAGACGTCCGTAGCGAATGACCTTCCCGGTTCTGACTGCAGCCTGGAAATATCGACCTGCGGTATCCCGGCACATCCGTAGTTCGGCACAAGCTTCTTTCACCGTCAGGCGCCCTTTCTCGCGGGTTAGTTTGATAATCGCCTGGACGCAGGCCTGTTTTTGTTCACGTGATTTGTTAGCCATGGTTACGCCCTCTCCCAAGGCCAAACTTCGCGCGGATTTCAGCGATTTTGTTTAAGCCCTGCTCTTGTGTTAATGGTCTTCCGCCAAGCTTCTGGATCTGCTTAACCGGCTCCGGAATAACTTCGCCCGCGTTCACCCGACGAACCATGCGCAACAGTTCCTCTGATGCTTTTCGGCGTAATTCGGAGTCGCTTAATCCCTTTGCGCGCATATCGGTATACAGACCGGTCACCATCCAGTAGCAGGCTTTGTGTTTCAGCGTTATCGGTTCGATTTTGTGTTCAGGCCATGGGTACGACTCAGCGTCCGGATACTGACCGCGGGTCCGGCAATACTGGTAAACCATATCAACCAGCTCACTCGCGTCTGGCAGGCCTACCGTTACCGCCTCCTCAGAACGGCACCAGGCAACAAACTGACCAGGTGATGGCATAAACGGTTTTTCCTGTTTGCGGGCAACACGCATCCCGGCGTTAATCTGCTCTACCGTGGTGATGCCGTTCTCCTTGAACGCCAGGAGCCACTGGCGACGCATCTCGTTGAGGTCTTCCGCTGATTTGTTGGCCAGCGCCGGGAATACTGCGAGCAGCTGGCGAAACAGTTCGTTAAATACCTCAGCCGTCTTTGTCGCCTGATGTGCAAAGCTCTGCGCATCCTGCATTTCAGGCATGCCGGCGGCGATACGTTGGAAGTTCTTTCGATCGAAGTTATGCATGCTTTCTGCGATAGATTTCATTCGAGTACCCCGTCGATCCAGTCTGTATTGTTCAGCGCACTGGCGCCTGATGTGGTTTTTGATGGGCCTGAGCTGCGCAGGCGTTTAGTCGTGAGCGGATCCCACTGCTTGCGTAGTTTTGATGGGCTGAGAATGTTTTCTTGCCAGAAATCGTCTTCATTGGCCCACTTGAACAGTTCGCAGATTTCATAGTGAGTGCGCTTGTCCTGCAAGCGCATCAGGCGGATGGTGTTTGCCCATTCAACCCAGTTCGGCTCTGAGAGGGAGGCATTCACAGTGAGGGCTTTATCGAAAATCCATCGCGCGGCTTTGAGGTCGTCAGCTGTTCCCCAAGATTTACCAGATGGGGTGTAAATCCCGTCAGCAGCTTCAGGATGGCGAGAGAGAAACTCCTGAGTTTTCTTGTTTCGGGATTCTTCAGAATTCCGAGACGAAGATCTTTTAATATTGTTTTTGTTATAGTCTTGGGTGTCTACCGTTTCCGGGAAGGTTTTTTCCGATTCCGGGAAGGAAATTCCCGTTTTCGGGAAGAGTTTTCCCGTTTTCGGTTTGTCCAAAATCCAGGCGGATAGCTCAGTATTTATACCGACGGTTTTCATCACGCCATGCTTGTGACTAAAAATAATCCCCCGCGCCGCGAGTAGTTTTATCGCATCTGAAACATGAGAATCACTCAAACCGGTTAACTCAGAAATGACGGTATTTGTTACCCGATCCTGTTTTTTGTTCCATCCGTAGGTAAGCCAGATAACTGCCTCAAGACACTGCCACTCGCGCCCGGACATGCGCAGCCGCGGTTTGAGTTTCTGAATCTCATTGGCGATCCTGGTATAGCCATTGGACAGGTCGGCCATGCGACCTCCCGTTAGTTCGGTTTTGATTGGAAAATTGATAACTTCAGCGGTATTTGACATACTTAATCCCGTGAATTGGTCCAATTAATTCACCCGAAGACCGGCTGTGTTCGAGCACAACGGTCTTCACCCTTTCAGAACAAACCAGCCTGATTGCTGCCCTTTCGCACGGAGCGCTTTGCTTCCCGGCGTTCGGCTGCGCTTGTCTGCTTCTCTGCCCATAACTTTGCGTGTCGCATAACATCGTCAAACATTCCCCCTTTTCGGCTTGCCTGTGACATCCGCTTGTACATATCGACCGCCTGGTATGCCCCCCCTGAGCCACTGCCTGCGTGAAGCCCTGGCGAAGCAGTTCCTCGCGGACATTCTTCTCGATGAACTCGATGTGATTCATTCAGTCCCATCCCAGCGGACCCGGGCGGCACCGCTCAGCACGCAGGCCTATATCAGCGAGCGTTTCAACAGACTGCAGGTAATGCCTGGACACAACGACTGCTTCCGGCGGTACAACCTGCAATCCGAGTATTGAGAGTTCTTTCGCCACATCAGCAAAATGGCCCTCCCCTTTACGCCTGCTTGCCGTTGACTCACTGATCCCCAAAAGTTCGGCGTAAACCTTTTGGCCGACCGATGAAAGCCGGTTGAGTAAGACGCTTTCAATCTCAACCGGGTTGAGAATTGGTGGATCTAACTTTCGTGCTATTGCGTTTTGCATTGGTGATAATCCTTTTGAGGTCATTGGTTTATTGATGCTTTATTAGTTGCATTTGGGGGTGTGAATTCGGGCCAAATGTTCATCCAGCGATCTGGTAGACAATCGGCCCTTGTAACAACGCCTTTTGTGTGATTTTCAATCTCTATGGCCCGCTCTGGTGATATAGCGGATTTCCCAGAGGCCATCTGAGATAGATATGATTTTGATATTCCAAGTTTTTCAGCTAGGAACTTCGCGTTACCGCGCTCTAGAAAATATTGACTAAGTTGCATTTGTGCTTCCTGTCCGAGGTGTTTCGCTATGAGTTTATATCTTTATAAACAAAAAAGTAAAGAATTTGATTGTTTAGATTTTACTAATCACAATGACGGCATGAGCACAAAAGAAATTAGAAGTAAGCGACTAGCTGACTGGTTTGCTGAGCGCACTCTTCCTGAAAGAGAGAAAAGCTATTTATCACAACTGATAAATGGTAAGACTTCTTTTGGCGAAAGAGCGGCACGGCGGATAGAAAGGGACTACAATATGCCCCCGGGTTATCTGGATGCTATGGATGCCGGTAATGAGCATGATGGCTCTATGCCTTCAGTGCTTTCGTCAATGCTTACTGCTGATGAAGTTAACCTAATTAAGTTTTATCGTGGATTTCCGGATTCTGAGAAAAAAACAGTACTAATTGAATTCGAAACAAAATTCAAAAAATACAACCAGTTATTCGCTGAACTACTCGCCTCCCGTAAGTAACATATCTCTTCTTTGTTAAGCCGCCTTCATGGCGGCTTTTTAGTTTCACGATTAATCCATCAAAACTTTAAAACTAATACAATCAAATGTTTACATAAAAATTAACTTTTTTGTTCATAAAAAGGTTTACATAAAGGTTTATATTTTCATAAACTCACTCCATCAACAACGCGCTGCGTTGCTCCGATAAACGTTCCGCTGGCCGGCGACAAGGCAGAGGTTGAAATGAGTAAGCAAGGCATCAGAGCCCTGATCATTTCGGCAGTTATAGGGTTCACCTTCTGGGTTTTATTCATCATATGCATTGCGGGGGTTATCTATGGCTAATCCAGTTCCAAACAGCGGTCGCGCAATACCAATGCGTAATCCGCGCACCGGCGCGCCCTGGTCTGTTTCATACGACCATGTTCGCAAAACCTATTTCCATGAACCGCAGGGAAATCTGCGCTTTATCCGTCAGCCCTTTTACTCAAGGGAGCTTGCGCCCTATCTCGTTCCGGCAGGTACCCACTGATGAGCACAATGTTCGCACTGGTAATCACCATCGGCATGCTCATTGGCGGTAATCAGGATGTTTTGCTGGGTGTTTATGACAGCGAGAAAGAATGCCAGAAAGCCGCAGTTGAGCAAGGTGTAAAAGGCGAATGCAGGCCGTTGAAAGGCGTTCTGGCTGAACACCCCGCCGGATTCACCGCACAAATGTAGGAGGCGTTATGCAGAAACGATGTGCGTATTGCCGCAAGGCACTGGAGGAAGGAAAAGTTGTGAAGATGACAATTCTCATCATTCACGGCACGCAGTTAGTACCACGTGAAAGAACGTATTGCTCGAAACGTTGTGGCGAATACGACGCCATGGCCAACGAGGCCTAACGTAAAACCCGCCGAAGCGGGCTGTACGTCCGGTGCCACCGACCAAAGTTACACCGGAAATTACCAAAACCAATGAACACCCAATGGGCGCTATCAATGGCCCGGGGATTCTAACACCCAAAATTGAGGCTATCACATGGAATATTTTTATCTGATAAAGGCAACTCAAAAATCGGGTAAAGCCGATGCCATTATCTGGCGTTCCGCAAAATCTGAAGCTCGCGCGCAGCTGCAGTTAGACGTTGATCTGGAAGATGCAGAAATCGAAACCGGGCGCGGCAAAGACTATCAAAAGCCAATCCGTACCGATTTCCCGGTATTTAACGATCTTCCGGCTGAAGGTGTTCTCGATTACTCCTGGTGCGAACGCTACCAGCTCGCCGACGATGGTCGCACCTGGGCACTGAAGCCAGGACAAGAGCCTGCAGACGTTCATCACACCGATGATGCTGAAGTATCCTCTGGGCCTGTCACTGGCGAGTTGGTTGATGACAATAGTGGTGACGATGCTAGTGATGCTGGTGATGTCGATACCGTGGAGTCGTTCGACAATGCTGAATACGAAAACGATAAAAACGCCCTGTTCAATATTGCTGAGCAGCCGTTCCGCATTAAGCTGCTGGCGCAGTACATGGCGAATGATAACCACGTCTATCAAATCAGTATTCCTCACCGTAAAGAGCTCGCAGTTCTGGAAATGGATACCGAGAACTCCGCAGTCCAGGATCTGATTCTCTCAACAGAGAACGAACCTGAAATTAAAAAATTCGACATGCCTTCTCTCTGGAAGTACACAAGCGCCTGTAAAAAAGTATTCCCGGAAGGGAAACGGCATGAGCTCGGTAAGCGTATCCAGTTTGCTAAGCTGTGGTTCGCCACGAACGCGATCGACCGCGGCATTCTCACCAGGGAATGGGCTGCCGGTAACTGCATTTCTTCGGTTTTGAAAACCGATGCAGGTACGAATGCTGGCGGCGGTAATAAAACCGATCGCAACCCTGACTACACCCATACCCTTGATACGCTCGATGTAGAAATAGCCCTGGCCACAATGCCAATGGATTTCGATATCTACAATTTCCCGGCATCAATTCACCGCCGGGCCAAAGAGATCGTCCAGAAGAAAGAAAGTCCGTTCAAGGAATGGTCTGCAGCGCTGCGCAAGGTCGCAGGCATCCTGGATTATTCCCGCGCAGCGATTTTTGCCCTTATTCGTGGCGCCACCAGCGATATTCACCATTTCCCGGTAAGTCTGCAGACCTATATCAATGCGAACCTGACCGAGCATAAGCATGACGCCCCTTCTGCTGAGACTCTTGAAAAAGCTGGTCATGTTTCATCTGCCGCCGTCACTCTGGACGCTGTGAAAAAGGCTATCGATGGAGATGAAGGTGTGCCTGACCTGGAAACTCTCCCAACTGACTTTCAGGTAATTGGCACCGAACTGGTGAAAGAAGCTCAAAAGAAACGCCCTGACGCTAATCAGGTTCTGGCCGCCGAACGTGGCGAATATGTCGAAGGCATCAGTGACCCCACGGATCCGAAGTGGATAACCGAAGACCTGACCAAACCCAAACAGCCTGAAGTTTCAAACATGGGCAATGGTGTTTTTTCGATTGATGGTCTGATGGATAGCCAGCCATCACCAGCACCAGCACCAGCACCAGCACTTTCTATCGTGGACCAGGCGCGCCAGCGCGCTGCAGAAGAAAAATTACATCCAGCTAATTCCGGGGAAACCACCAGCGATGTGCAGATGGAAACGGCTCAGCCGGTCGAAGACGAAAATGATAATGCGGTATCAGCAGGCGAAGGCGCTGATGAGCCTCCTGCGCAAACAATTGCCGTGAACATGAGCAAAATACTGGCTGAACGCTGCCCGGATCTTACCGCCGAAGTGCTGAAAAGCCAGGTTTCAGAGAGTGCTCATAGCGATGAAGAGGAAGAGGCTGAACAAGCAGCGCCAGCATGGCCGGAGTATTTCGAGCCTGGTCGATATGAAGGCGTGCCAAATGAGGTCTACCACGCCGCTAACGGCATCAGCTCCACGATGGTTAAAGATGCCCGGGTATCGCTGATGTATTTCGAGGCGCGCCACGTATCCAAAACCATCCAGAAGGTGCGCTCTCCTGTTCTGGATATGGGCAATCTGGTGCATGCACGGGCGCTGCAGCCTGATCAGCTGGAAAAAGAATTCAGTATCGAGCCGGAAATCCCGGAAGGTGCCTTCACCACGACGGCGACGATCCGCGCATTTATCGACGAATACAACAACGGGCTTCCGGTTTTACTCAGCGCAGATGACATCAAAAGATTCCTGGAGGAATACAACGCGAACCTGCCCGCCCAGGTTCCCTTGGGTACATCAGTTGAAGAAACCGGCCAGGGTTATATGTCTTTACCTGCTGAGTTCCAGCGCATTGAAGACGGTCAGAAGCAAACCGCCACCGCAATGAAGGCCTGCATCAAAGAATACAACGCCACCCTGCCCGCCCAGGTGAAAACCAGCGGCAGCCGCGATGCCTTACTGGAACAGCTGGCGCTTATTAATCCTGACATGGTTGCTCAGGAAGCACAGAAGGCGCAGCCCCTGAAAGTCTCTGGCACAAAGGCCGATCTGATTCAGGCCGTGAAATCGGTAAAACCGGATGCCGTGTTTGCTGACGAACTGCTGGATGCATGGCGCGAAAACCCGGAAGGAAAAATACTGGTTACCCGCCAGCAGATGAGCACTGCGCTGGACATTCAGAAAGCACTATTGAATCACCCCACCGCCGGCAAGCTGCTCCAGCATCCGAGCCGCGCCGTTGAGGTGAGCTATTTCGGTATTGATGAGGAAACCGGACTGGAAGTTCGCGTACGCCCTGACCTTGAGATAGACATGAGCGGCCTGCGCATTGGTGCGGACCTGAAGACCATCAGCATGTGGAACATCAAGCAGGAAGGCCTGCGCGCGAAGTTGCACAGGGAAATCATTGAGCGCGATTACCACCTCAGCGCGGCCATGTACTGCGAAACCGCTGCTCTGGATCAGTTCTTCTGGATTTTCGTCAACAAAGACGAGAACTACCACTGGATCGCCATCATCGAGGCATCCGAAGAACTGCTGGAACTCGGCATGCTGGAATATCGCAAAGCAATGCGTGCCATCGCGAACGGTTTCGACACTGGCGAATGGCCGGCGCCGATTACCGAAGACTACACCGAAGAACTTAACGATTTTGATATGCGCCGTCTCGAAGCGCTGCGCGTACAGGCATAAGGGGGAACAGTCATGGAAAACACTAACATTGTTACAGCCGAACAGCAGGCACCAAACACCATTTCAGCTAGCAACGCGATCTTTAACGTTCAGGCTCTCGGTCAGTTAACTGCTTTCGCAAACCTTATGGCTGATTCACAAGTGACAGTGCCAGCTCACCTTGCAGGTAAGCCAGCCGATTGCATGGCCATCGTTATGCAGGCTATGCAGTGGGGCATGAATCCCTATGCAGTCGCGCAAAAAACGCATCTGGTAAACGGCGTGCTCGGATATGAAGCCCAGCTCGTCAACGCGGTAATCGCCAGTTCCAGCGCTATTAACGGTCGCTTTCATTATCGCTACGGCGGCGACTGGGAACGTTGCACAAGGACGCAGGAAATTACCAGGGAAAAACACGGTAAAAATGGGAAATACAGCGTTACAGAACGGGTGCGCGGCTGGACTGATGAAGACGAAATCGGGTTATTCGTCCAGGTCGGCGCGATTCTGCGTGGTGAATCAGAAATCACGTGGGGGGAGCCACTTTATCTCTCTGGAGTCGTCACACGTAATTCTCCTTTGTGGGTTTCTAACCCGAAACAGCAAATCGCTTATCTGGGCGTCAAATACTGGGCGCGGCTGTATTGCCCGGAAGTCATCCTGGGCGTTTACAGCCCGGATGAAGTTGAACAAAGACCCGAGCGAGAAATAAACCCGGCGCCGGCGCAAAGAATGTCTGTGGCAGAGATCACCAGCGGAACAGACATCACCACCAGCGCGCAGGATTCAGCTCTCAATATTGATTCCCTGGCAGATGATTTCCGTGACCGCATTGAGCGCGCCGAATCGGTCGATGCAGCAAAAGCCATCAGGGCGGATCTGGATAAAGAGAAAGCTGTGTTGGGTACTGTTCTTTTCACCGAGCTGAAAGGTAAAGCCGTGCAGCGTTATTTCATGGTAGACGCCCGAAACAAAGTTGAGGCCGCCATAAATTCACTCCCTAACCCGGGAGATCAGGAAGCCGAAACTTTATTCGCGAAGGCAGAAAGCACCCTGACCTCATCGCGCCGCCACCTCGGTGATGAACTGTATGACCAGTTCCGCATCACCCTGGATGACATGAAACCGGAATACGTGGGCTAAGGGAGGCGGGAGGGTTCGCCCTCCCGGTAATGATATGAGCAAATCACTTAACGCACGATGCATACGCCGCTGGGAAGTTGAGTTCAAAGGGCACTGCGATTCAAAAGTTAACCCCTACTGGTGCAAGCGTGACCTGCGTGGGTATATCCGTGAAGCTGCGCTTACCACCGCTTACAGCATGGTCGAGAGCATGGCTGAACGTAACGCCAAAGTTGACTATGACGGCGCGCCTAATAGCTGGAGCTATGAGTTTTCTCTCTGGTACCGCTTACGCCGGGAAAAATATCTCAAAGAAGCGCGAGACTACCTGAATGAAGAAGCTACCAACGCCGAAATCGACGAAGAAATCGAAAACGAACTGGAGGCCTGGAATGACTGAGCGCGGAATGAAATTCTCCAAATTCACTGAGCTGGTAGCTCTAATCTGGTCCAACCCAATGACGCAGCGGCGCGACCCGGAGATTACCATCTCTATTCACTCGCCGGGCAGTATTGGTGCGTCGCCATCCGTTGCTGTCGAGTCCATTCAGGCTGGCTTCGACTGGGATGCTGGGCAGGTGATGATTTACCCGGCCCAGCCACTTACAACGCTGACGCCTGAACAGGTGGCGGACATAACCACCAGCGTGCGGAAAGGTCAGTCATGGCACGCATTTGAGGCTTACAAGAAGCACAAGGCCCAGTTGGAAAACGCAGCGCTTGAGCATGCGAAAGTCACCGGGAAGCGCGACGAGCTTCTAGCGGCGCTGGTTTCCTTGGCTGCTGTCGCTCGCCGCTATCTTCCGGATTATGACGAGCATCCGGAAGTGCAGAAGGCTGATAACGCCATCTCCCGCGTCAAAGGCGGTGCAGCATGAGTCTTAAACATCGATTACCTGAGCTGGAAGCCAGCATCGACCCTGCGGCATTGCGCGCGGCCGCCGACGAATATTCGGATCTGCTTCTGACTTTGTGCTTGTGCATGAAGATGGCCGGCCCCACCCGGTCGAATGTACGCGCCTGCGCCACTGAACTGAAAAAGCGTCTGACTACCTGGCATAGCCAGAAGGAGCTCAACGCGATTCTATCCAGTTGGGATCCGGTTGGTTATGTCCTCGGCCTCCGACGTGAAGCGAACGACAATGCGCGCGCCGCCGGTGACCCCGTAGACGTTTTTGTGTGAGGTGAGTATGCGTATTGAAGAAATGAAAGTACTCCCGAAATTATACCGGGTCATCACTGTTGAGCTTGACGTTTTGCGCAACGGGTTCGGGGCTAACTACGGCGTAATTTACGATATTGATACCATCGTTAAACGCAAAGTTCGCCGCGTATTAGATACCGATGGTTGGCGTTGGGCATTGGTCCGTGAGTACCACAATCAAGAGCAATGGGACTACTTCTTTGAGTATGACAAAGAATGCCTTCATGAACTTAATTACACGCTTGGCCTGATTAAGTGAGGTGAATATGCGACTGATAAACCGAAGCAAACAATCTCCTCTCGGACGCCAGGCATGCGATGCGGCACTGGCGAAGCATTTTGAGCGTTATGGGAATTATGGACACTGCGAAAGGAAAGTGACTTACACCGTAGAAGTTGAAGGGGTGAAAGTCTGGGTTGAGGTAGTCAATCGCCATAAAAGCTACGTCGCCACAGCGATGACAGGAATGCGCAGACTGAGAAGTCTCCCGGGCCAGACTGACTGATTAGAGATGGCCCTGTAAAGGGCCAGTGGAGGAAATGATGGGCAACGAACTCGAATTAATGAAAACTCGCGATATTTGCGAACAACTGAGCATCACACCGCGGACACTCGATCGCTACCGGAAGCGAAAGAAAAATGATAATCCCTTCCCTGCCCCGGACTGCTCCTATATGGGCGGTCCAAATAAGTGGCTAAAGAGCAAGGTCACCGAGTGGCAGGAAAAAGAGATGCGACGCAGAACGCGCCGCCCTATGTCACACCTCAACGATCTGGTAAGGGATGTAAAGGGGCGCCTTACCCGGCATGCCTCGGCGTGA